ATGGCCATCGAGCTCATTACCGGCACGCCCGGCTCCGGCAAGACCACATTTGCCGTTTCGCAGCGCATCGTTAGCGAGGCTGGGCGCAAGATCACGCTCGACGATGAGACCTGCCTCAAGATGGGCTTGGAGCGCGGAACCATCGTTGAGCGTCGCATCGTCTGTGCTGGTGTTCGCGGCCTGAAGGTCGATCACGAGCGGCTGCCGCATCTGCTGACCGGCGATGCCACGCCTGCGGCCGAGGTCGCGAAGTGGAACGCGATGCAGCAGGAGCGTGACCCCGATACGGGAAAGATGATTGACAGCGATACGCCTGTGCACCAGCGGCTGGCGGGCACGCCTCCGGTAGAGGTGCTGGCCATCGTTCAAAACTGGTGGCTGTGGTGCAAGCCCGGTGACCTGATCGTGATCGATGAGGCGCAGTTCATTGCGCCCCGTGCTGCGCTCGGCCGCAAGCCGCCCTTCTGGATTCAGTGCCTGGAGATTCACCGGCACTATGGCGTTGACTTTCTCATCATCACGCAACACCCCGGCCTGATCGATTCGACGATCAAGCACCTCGTAGGGTTGCACCGGCATGTGCGTTCGGTGATGGGGTCGCCTGTGTGCATGGTCTACGTGTGGGATCACGCCTCGAACCCCGAGCGCTACCAGTTGGCGAACAAGACAACCTTTGTTCGTCGGGCGAAGCACTACCGGCTCTTTCATTCCTCGGTCGCGCATGTCAAACCGCCTACCTCGGGGCGGTCAATCCTCGTGGTGCTGCCTCTGCTGCTGGTGGGCATCTACTTTGGTGTCGCGAAGCTCAAGCATCGTTTCACTGCGCCCGTGCCTGCGGCGCAGGCCTCCACGTTGAGCGCGCCGGCTGGGAGTGCCTCTGCGCCGCTGGTTAGCGCGCAGCCAGGTCAAACGCAGCGCCCTACAGGCTGGGTCGATGTGCCCGAGCTCCAGGGCTGCATGGCGGTCGGCGAACGCTGCACCTGTATCGGTCGCGAGGGGCGCCCTGTGCGTATCGCGGTGGCAATGTGCCGGATCAGCTCGAGTTCTTTTGATGGGCTTGTGCAGTGGGCGCCCCGCAAGGATCAGCCCGCAGCCATGCCTGCCCTGCCCGCCTCGGCGCCCTCTTCCCCCGCCTCGCTGCTCGCCAAAGCGAGCTGACCGCGGCACCCCTCCCCATTCCAAAGCAAGCAACATGGACCGGTGCTTGACTCGTGAACTGGTGGGCCGCAGGCCCGGAAGTCGGTTGTTCGCAGCTCTGCCGCGTCAGCCTCTTGCCGTTCCTCGGTGTGCCGCTGCGGCCGCTGCTCGTGGGGAGCCGCAAGCGGCGCGCAAGGCCGGGGCGGAGCAGCCGGCCGCGCGCAGCGCGGCGGCTAGATTTATTCCAAGGACACTTCAGAACACAGGGGGTGGCGCGATGGAGATACCGCCCTTGGTGCCGCTCCTTGAAGAGGTTCCTTCTTCGGCTCGCTGGATGTGTGAGCTATGCCAGGGTACCGGGTGGCTGTTCGGGCTCATGCCCCCTGATGACGGTGACATCACCTGTCCTGAGTGCTGCGGCTCCGGGTGGTTCACGGCTGACGATTTCCGGGCCATGGAGCCTCGCAAATGACCTCGGCAAGGGTCTGGGTGCAGCCCGACCTTTTTGGCGGCCCTGAGGCTGCCTATCCCGTCCGCAAGGGCAAAAGAAAAGCCCCTGCGAGTGCTTCCAACACTCCAGGGGCCGTGATCAACGCTAAAGGCAGGAGCGCTGATGCTGCGCAATGTAAACGGAATTTGGATGTACTCGCAACCGGCGGCCGACCGCTGGGTGATGACGACACACCGGCTGGGTAACGGCCACGCTGAATGCTCGATCAGCCGGGCGATCGAGTGGAAGGAAATGGACCCCGACGCAGCCGCCATGCTGGGCCAGGATTGGGCCGAAGAGCTGGCAAAGCCGCTGTCCGACGAAGAGCAGGCCGAGCGCGAGGAACGCAATCGCAAGCGTGCTGCCCGTCGCGCCAAAACCCGCATCCGGCGCCTCGTCAAGGTCATGGGGCTCAATGCGCTTTTTACCCTCACCTACCGGGCGAACCAGACCGATCTCGCGCTCTGCAAGAAGCACTTTAAGGAGTTCGTCCGGCGTGCTCGCCGGGTGCTCCCTGGCTTTCGGTATGTTGCAGCTTTTGAGCGTCAGAAGCGCGGAGCGTGGCACGTCCACATGGTGACGGATCGCCTGCCTAAGATGCTCGCGGCCAGCAATGGTGTGAAGGTCAAGAGCTACAACGTGATGCGTTCGATTTGGCGGGCAATCACGAAGGATCTCGGGGGCAACTTCGATCAGGCGCGCAAGGTGCGCAGCGGTCGGCAGTCGGTGGCCAAGTTGGCCGGCTACATCTCGAAGTACCTCGTGAAGGCTTTCGAGGATGGCGATGCGTGGAGCAATCGCTACAGCGCTTCGATGGATGTGGAAATGCCGCTTGCTCAGCGGCTGGAGTTCAACCGGGCTGACCTTGGGGACTTGATCAGCCTCGCCTATGGCGACATCGCATCAGGGGATTGCGAGATCACCACATGGCTGTCGCCCTATCGCGATAGCTTTTACCTTGCGGTCGAGCCAGTGCAATTTGACCGTTCTGCACATTGTCGCAAGTAGCGATAATGTGTCTGCGAGGTGGTTACCGGTCGGCGTCTGGCTCGTCACGAGCTGTGCTGCTTCGGCCTTTCCCGGGCTGAGGAAAGCTAAAGCGACGCTGCCTAAAAAAACCGATGTCACCCCCTCGCCAATCCGACGCAAGCCGTTTCCCAGCGCCTGCATCAGCTTCTCGCCTTTGGGCTTGCCGGCGTGCTTCTCCAGGATCGCCCGGATGAGGACTTCCTCTGCATCCAGGCCTGCCACGGCTGCGATGAGTGCTTGGTCTTCAGGCGTGCATGTGCGCCGACCGTTGCGCCAGTCGCTGACCATCTGTCGCGGCACGCCTAGGAGCTGCGCGAGCTTGTAGTCGCTGCCGGCTGCCTCAGCAGCTTTGTCGATAAGTGTGGACAAGTTCGCTTGCATGGCGTCCTCAGAAGTGTGTACATTTCGTGGCGTACACAAATGCGTGTACGTAACCCTGTTCGGGTACCACCATTCTGCCCCCTTCGTGGGCACCACTTCCAGCTTCTGAAAGGCCATGCCATGCAATCCATCATCGAAATCCTCAAGGTCAACGAACTGCGCTCCGGCACCAAAGACGGCCGGCAGTGGACGTTCCAAGACGCCGAGTGCCTGCTGCGCGATGACACGGGTGCGGTGGTCGAGGTGGGTGTGTTGCCGATTCCCGAGGCGATGCGCGAGCAAGCGAAGCCCGGGGTGTTCATCGGCACGTTTGCCTTGCGCGCTTCCAAGATGCGTGATGCCGGCCGCCGTATCGAGCCGGTGCTGACCGGCCTGCAGCCGTATGCCGTGAAGGTGTCGAAGGCGGCGCAATGAGCTTCAACGTCCCGAGCTTCGAATCGTTCCTCTACGGCTGCGCCGTGGTCGGTGCCCTTGTGATCCTGGCGGCGATCGGCTTCCTCGTTCTCGATCGCGAGCAGAAGAAGCTGATGGCCGACCTCAAGGATCGGGTCTGACCCTTTCCCTCGCCCTCGGCGATTGGCACATGCCGTGGGCTTTTTCCCTCGTGCCTTGGAGTCAACCTCATGAAGAACTTCCGCAACAAAGTCGCCACCCTCGTGGCAGTCCTGTCGGTGGCCGCTGTCACCTCGGCTCAAGCCGCCCTCGATGCTGGTGTGACCACCGGCGTCAGCGATGCCAAAACGGACGGCGCCACGCTGATCGGCTTGCTGGCTGGTGCTGGCGCGTCGCTGTTCATCATCCACAAGCTGCTGAAGCGTTTCGGCGTCTCGATCTGATCGCTTGCCCCTGGCTTCGGCCGGGGGCTTTTTCTTGGGGGGTGTGATGGGCTATTTCGTCAACGGGCAATGTGTGCCGACAGCGCAAAGCGCAGCCGCTTTGCAGTGTGGGTCGTACCCGAAGACCGCCGCCGAGGGCGGGGTTGTCTATACGTGGTCCTGTACCGCTTCCGATGGTGCGTCGCTCTCGCTGAACCGCACGGCGTCCGATGGCTCCGCGCCGGCCGCTCAGACCCTGGCGGTCTCCTTCCCGCCGTGCGATGAGCTGGAGCACTACAAGGACTTGTCGGCGCTGTGGGGGCTCTTTCTCATGGCCGGCGCCGTGATCTGGTCGCTTAAAAACTTCGTCCTCAAGCTGGTGATGCCGCAATGACAGGCGTTGAACTTCTCTTTGCAATCGGCCTGGGGGTGCTGCTGTGGGTGCTCTTCAAGTGATTCGCGCCGGGCTCTTGCTGGTGCTCTTGGCGCTTGCTCCCTGGTGGGCTCGTGCCTTTACCACCGTGTCGCCGACCGGTGCTGTGGGCGTCGTCTACGGGCCGTCGTCAGTGCAGCTCGTTGATGGTGCGGGCGCAACCACTACCTACATCGGTCGCAACTTCGCCGATGCGAACGCCGTCGCGCGGACGGTGGGTCTTACCGAGTCATACAGTGCCCAGGTGGGTGGGCGTGCCGTCGCGGTCAACGTGGCGCGCACGCTGACTGCGGGCGAGGTGGCTGCTGCTGCCGTTGCGGTGGGGGCGGTCGCGTGGGGTGCTTGCGCGGTCGGCACGGCGATCGCCGAGTATGGGCAGGGCACGCGGATTCACTGCAACGTTGCCGATCAA